TGACTTGAAGAAATTTTAAACTGTGTCCAATATTTTCATCAAAGTTTGTCCAGTGTCTCATTTCATAATCAGTAACCTGATACCGGCTTTGAGACTTGACATTATACTGCTGACTGTAGTTGTTATTTTTAAGATATTCATTGTAGTCTTGAACTACTTTGAAAGATGCAGTACCTCTAGTAGATAGATTAAACAAATCTTTTACTAAATCTAATGCATCACCACCTCTACCAGAAGAAAAATCTTTATATCTATAATTGCCTTTGTTATCTACATAGACACACATAGATGGATTCTTGTCTTTAGAGTTAAATACTGATTTCATTTTTAGATCTTGACCGCTAAGTCTTTCATCTAGTTTTAAATAAAACTCAAATATCCACTCTCTAGGTACATCAACTACATCAGAAACTATGGTTTTTGTTGAAATCATATCTTAAAATTAAAAAATAAAAAAGGGGCCATCACTGACCCCTTCTATTAAACTAATTAATATTAGTCATCTAGACTGAAGTCAGAAGATGTTCTTGATGGAATTGACAAGTCATCATCATTACCAAATGATTTAACTTCTTTAGTTTCCATTTTTTTCAAGTGTTTAGACTCATCATACTTTAACACTTTACCTCCTTCTATCTCACCATAAGCATATTTATTGCTCTCACCTTTAGGAAGCCACATGTCATAGTTTGTATAACCGGTCTTACTCTCATACTCTTTACCTGCAATACAAAACTCCATAAATTTGTCTTTGTATGGAGCATCTTTTGCAAATGCATTTACAAAGTCTTCAATAGTATCATGCTGATTATCTTGAGAGACAAACCAATCATTGATACCAAGACTTTTACACAAATTCTGTAGGAAGATCAAAATAGATCTGTCTCTTTGAATTTTAACTCCTGATTTAGTTTCACCATCAGCAAATGCATATTGGCTAGCTTTAACTCTACCAATTTGACCTGCATAGTGACCTTTGCTTTCATCATCTTTGTCAATCATAAAACCTTCAAAGCCATCAATAGGTTTTGTCTCCACATGCAAGATCATATGCTTGGCATTATCAATAAACTGATAATCCTCAAGTGTGATGTTGTTAATTTTTAATACATGATTACCTGGAGAAATTGTTTTTGGTAATCCGGAGCCTCCTCCTGTTGATAGATCTGTTGTACTTAGTCCCATTTTTCTATTTTTTTAATTGTTATACATAAACTTTGTCCCAGTGAAATTCTAATTCACCCTTTTCATTCATCTCAGTAACTACTATCTCTTCATTTCTAAGATGTTCTGGTCTTGCACCACAAGTAACCTCCTCATTAGTCTTAAAACTAATAATAGTCTTGTTACCTTTTCTATACATGTAGCCTATTGCATCAGCATTAGCACAAATAAGAGATTTAATTTTACCAGTCAAATCAATGTTTGCTGACATAACTAACTCACCCTTATCATCTACCTGTTTGTCCTTAATGTGACCAGATAAAATAATGTGGGGAGCTAAGGTATCAATAAAATCTAATACTTGGAAAAATGCCTCCCGGATATATAAATAACCAGCACCATTTGGTAAACTTGCTACATTATCACCATCATAGTTTTTACCCATGGCAGTTTTTCTGTACAACTTTACAGCTAGTGGCATGATCATATTCTCTAATGCAGTTACAGTATCTACAGTAACATACTTATAGGGTTTACCTGCTTCTTTAATGGCCTTACCAGCATCTAGAAGATCTTGAAGATTATTAATTGTAATCTTCAATGAATCTACATACTCAGTACCATTTTCTAGGTCAAGAATCAGATTATTGTCAAGACCTGCATATGCAGTTGTCTTTCCGGTTTTAGGCTTGGAATAAATTACAAGTCTTTTTGGATTTACTCTGGCCGCTTTTACTTTTGTAGTTGGCAATACTATACTCATAAGTCCTTTTTTGCTTCATTAATCAAATCATTCAACCATGCTTTATCACTAACAGGTCTTACTAGCATAATTGCAGCAAAATCTCTAAGAGAAATATTAGCAAGAGTTGAGTCTACTGCCTCAGTTTCTGTAGCATTTGGTGCTTCTTTAGCAATATCCAATTCAAGGTCTTCCTTCAAATACTCATCTTCAAAATCAGGAAATAGAGATAATGACTTTTGCAATCTTGGCAATTCATTTTCAGGTTTCTTAGCCTGACTCTCATTCTTTCTCTTCTCATAAAGAGCGTAAGTAATTTCAGTTCCATCTTTTTGGATAGCTACTAACTCAGATACAGGTACAGTAAAAGTGTGATATGTTTCCCCTTTATGGTTCACATTCTCTTTTTGCTCATACTCTTCAGCAAAATACTTGTTGAATTTGTATTTGAATAATGGTCTGTCATCATACATAGGTACAACATCTATCTCAGTTCCATTACCATCTTTGATGTTTTCATAGAACTCAATATAGATATCTTCACCTTTTGACAACTCAGATTCAAAAAATTGAACTTGTCTCCCATATTTGCCCTTTTGAAAGAACGCGGTCTTAATAACAAAAAATGGGTCTGCAACTTGAACAGCTCTAAATGTAGGCATATGGTCTACAAAGAACTCTCTTTCTTTTTCTTTTCTAATACTCATAATTTTAATTTTTACTTATACTTACTTTGTCTACTGCTTGGGGTGGAGTGGCTATCTCAATAATCCTCATGGTTCTTCTATCAAGTTTAAAGAATGCAATTGCTGTCAAACCATTTCTTGATTTCAAGAAGTGGAACACCAAAACATCTTCATCCTCAATAATAAACTTCTCAGGTCCATATTGTCTTATTTTCCTTATAGAAGGTTTATTAATCCCAAGAACAACATCAGCATGTTGTAATAGTGCATCCGCACCAAATAAATCAGAATCTAATACATAATTGCCATAAACGCCATTCAGCTGTCTTTTGGGGTCATCTATATTTCTGTTAAGTTGGCTAAGAACCAAGAAAGCAACTGGATACTTTTTCTTCATTAAAGTCAAGGCTTCTCCTAGACCATAAAGCATCTCAAATTTATCTTTCTGTCCTTTACCATTTCTAAATAATGCTGAGTGATCTATTGTAAAGCATATTCTGATATGTACCATCTGGATTCTTGTATCTTTCCATTTCATAATGAATGGTAGCACACATTTCATCCACAGTACATGCATCATATACTACATTAATAATATCTTTCTCAGAACTCTTTTTGTAATACTCAACACACTTATAGTAGATATCCTCATCAACTGGTTCACCTTTACTCATTAATGTATTGTAATCAGCACCTGTATTCAGACTCAATTTTCTTATTCCACTAGTCTCATCTAGCATTTCCATCTGGAACTTTAGGACTCTAAATGTATGGTCCTGATTTTTCTCAATAATATCTGAGATCAATTGTTCCATAAATAAAGTCTTACCTGTACCCGGTCTAGCACCAACCACGGTGATAGTTCTCCACTCTAGTCCATCACAAAATGCATCATTAAATTTGGGCCATGCACTCTTGAGTGATTTTAACTCTCCTTTTCTTCTTAATTTCATTTTGATGAGGGCCTTCTCTAAGGCATCTCTTTCACTAACAGGCATGAGCGGCTTGGCTCCATTAAATAAATCTGACATCTTGTTTTAATAAATTGGTTAAACATTTGTGGTTTCTCATAATATCCTTTCTTTGAAGTACACTACTTCATCATCTGGATTATCCCTTACTAACTCACAATATGTTGCCAAATCTGATTCAAAAGACTTATCTATATTTTGCTTCCTAATGAAGTATTGAGCAGTCCTCATAAACTCATAATCTCTGACCTCATATTCTTGCACATACTTTTGAGTTGCTTGCAGAATAATATCCCAGCCGTAATCATAGTTTTCAAAGAACCATTTGAAAGGAGCTTCAAGATTTTTAGGGTTAACTCTTGCATATTTTCCAGAGGATAGTTTCCTATTAGGAAATATGTTAACATACACCTTTATGTTTTCAGTAAAGTTCTGACCCATTAAATCTTTGGCTGTTTTCTTCTTTGTTCGTCTGAAATAACCATTGATTTCTTCCATAAAGATAAGACTTTTACTGGTAAGCTGCAAGTTTTCATCAAGCCATGCATCACTTTGCAGTCTTTTGCTTTCTATTGCTTTATTAACAAAATTAGCAGGCACTATTTTTTCCTTTATGCAGTGCAAAACATAGTAAGTATTAGGGCTTATATTCTCTTCAACAAGCCTCTTAAAGATCTCATCCATTACCAAACCAATTTAACATTATACATTTTCTGAACTATTTCACTTGTCTTATTAAAGACATCTTGAGAATCCCAAGATCTAAACTTTTGGTATGGAGCACTAGCCGGATGACTTGCAAATAAC